GAGTGCAAACATGCTGGGATGCAGATCGGCTGGATCTCACTCGCGTAGGAATAATGCCAAAAGCAGAAAAACTCTGTACACAAACAGCAAAAGACGCTATCTGTTAAATATTACTGCTCGATATTGGCTACGCCTGTGGCCAGTGCCTCATATACTTAAACCCACTTCGGTGGGTTTTTTTCTAAAAGGTAAACAAATGGCAAAGGCAAAAAAGAAAAATTCAGTCGGTCGGCCAAGGTTCGAGATCACTCCAGAGGTGTTAGAAAGAACTGAAAGAGCAATGGCACAAGGCTTAACAAAAGAACAATGTGCTGGATTTTTAGGCGTTTCAGTGTCAACTTTTATGCTTTATCAGGCGAAAAATTCGGAATTTTCGGAAGCAATAAAAAGGGGAGAAGCTGGTGGTATAGAAAAAGTAACCAACGCACTCTTTGAAAATGCCACAGTAGAACGCGATAATGCAGCAATAATTTTCTATTTAAAGAACCGCGCAGGGTGGGTAGACAAGCAAGAGCATAAGGTTCAAAAAGAAACAACCGTTACGCTTGACTTAACAAGGATTGGAGTAAATGAACTCGCAGCAATTGAACGAGCTTTTGAGCAATCTCACATTGGAGCAAGTTCGAGCGGAGAAGTATCGCAGATCATTGAGGGAGTTTACGAAAGCAGCTTGGCCAACGATTGAGCCGGGTGTTAAATTTCAAAACAACTGGCACGTTGACGCAATATCAGAACACCTCCAAGCAGTTGTCGAAGGCAAAATCAAACGCCTGATTATAAACGTACCGCCACGCCATATGAAATCCATCAGCGTTGCAGTTGCACTGCCTGCATGGACTTGGACTAGAGAACCGCACAAGAAGTTCTTGTACGCCTCTTATGCCTCTTCCCTGTCGATCAGAGATAGCGTCAAAGCTAGAAGATTAATCGACAGCATATGGTACAAACGCCATTTTGAAGACAAGTTTGCCTTAACCAGTGATCAAAACCAAAAGCAAAGATTTGAAAACAACAAAACAGGATATCGCATAGCTACGTCTGTCGGAGGCGCTCTGACTGGTGACGGTGGTGATATTATCTGCATCGATGATCCGCACAATGTAGTCGATACCGATAGCTCTGCTGTTCGAGAAGGCGTTCTGGAATGGTGGGATCAGGCAATGCAAACACGGCTTAATGATCCTCGAACTGGCGCTTTTATCATTATTATGCAGCGCGTCCACGAAAACGATCTGACAGGCCATATACTGGCCAATGAGATGGGTGACGAATGGGATCACCTATGTCTGCCAGCGAGATACGAAATAGGCCACCCAACGCCTACCAGATCATCGCTTGGCTTCACAGATCCGCGCACCAAGGAAGGCGATCTTCTTTGGCCAAACAGAATAGACGAAAAAACACTTAAAAATTTAGAGCGTAGCCTTGGCACTTACGCAGCAGCAGGACAACTTCAACAACGTCCAGCGCCAAAAGGTGGCGGTATTTTGCGATCAAGCTGGTGGGTTCCTTGGGAAGAAGAGGAGTTGCCAGAAATTGAATATGTTCTGCAATCTTACGACACAGCCTTTGAATCCAAAGAAAGCTCAAGTTTTAGCGCCAGAACCACATGGGGCGTATTTAGGCACAAAGGCTATGACTGCGCGATTGTCCTTGAGGCATGGTACGATAAAGTCAGCTACCCTGACCTAAGACGCATGGCGCAAGAAGCCTATGACGAATGGGAGCCAGACGCAGTGCTGATCGAAAAGAAGGCATCAGGTCAATCTCTGCTTCAAGACTTGCGAATGGCTGGAGTGCCTGTTTTAGCGTACAGCCCAGACCGCGATAAAGAAGCTCGCGCCCATGCGTCCAGCGCACTTTTGGAAGATGGAAGGATTTTCTTCCCTTCCAACCGAAAATGGGCTAAAGACTTGATTGACATTTGTGCGGCGTTTCCAAGTCACCCGAATGACGATATTGTTGATACATGCACACAGGCATGGTTAAGATTGCGTAAAGGATGGTTTGTGGGTCACAGTGAAGACCCAGAAGAAGATGAATATTTAGAACCAAAGAGGATGACGCTGTATGGCTGAAGAAAATATTATTCCATTTGCCGAAGGCGCTCCACCTGACAATCTGATGGTCGAAGAGCTACCAGATGGTGACGTTCTGATCGGAGATCCAGACTCAGATATAGTTGAAGACGTAGAAGACACGGAGTTTGATTCAAACCTTGCAGAAGTTATTGATGACCGCGAACTTGCTAAAAAAGCCAGCGAGCTTGTTGAATATTATGAGAACGACAGGCAAGCCAGATCCGAATGGGAAGAGCGATACAAGCAAGGCTTGAAGACGCTTGATCCAGATGGCGGCATGGAAGAAAGCGAAGATGAACGCGCAACTCGCGGTTTGTCGATTGTCGTACACCCAATGATTGCAGAAGCAGCAACGCAGTTTAACGCTCGCGCCATTGCAGAGCTTTACCCTTCAGGCGGTCCAGTCAAGACCGTCATTATCGGAGATCCCAACGAAGAAGCCGAAGAGCAAGGGCGCAGAGTTCGTGAATTTATGAACTACCAGATTACACAGGAAATGCCTGAGTATTTTCCTGATCTGGATCAAATGCTTTTTCACCTTCCACTGATCGGCCATACGTTCAAGAAAGTTTGGTGGGATGCTAATATGGATCGGCAATGCAGCCAGTTTGTAAAAGCAGAAGACTTTGTGGTCGCTCCAGAAAGCAAGGATCTCTATACCAGCCCAAGATATACGCATATTATTCGTATGCCGCGAAATGATTTCAATAAGTACGTCCAGAATGGATATTACTTGCCGACATCGTATATCGGAGATGGTGCAGATCCGACTGGCGATGTTATTGGCGAGATCGAAGGCGTTGATGAATACGGAGATGATAGCGAAGACAACATAATGACGCTGCTGGAAATGCACGTCTATGACTTGTTCGATGGCATTGATGGAGAAACTGTTGACGAAGATGACGAAAATGCAGTTGCCATTCCGTATGTGATCACAGTTGACTATGATAACCAGAAGATTGTTAGCGTCAGGCGCAACTGGCGTCAGGAAGACGAAGAGAAAAAGCGCCGTGACTGGTTTGTGAGCTATAAGTTTCTGCCCGGTTTGGGCTTTTATGGCTTTGGCCTTTATCACATGATCGGTGGTCTGGGCAAAGCGGCGACTGGATCTCTTCGCGCTTTACTTGACAGCGCAGCCTTCAGCAACATGCAAGGTGGATTTAAGCTACGTGGCCGTGTGACTGGCGGTGATTTGCAAATCAATCCGGGCGAATTTGCCGATATTGACTCTACAGTTGATGACGTGAACAAGGCAATCATGCCACTGCCATTCAAAGAGCCGTCTGGCACTTTGTTTCAGTTGATGGGCTTTATTGTTGAAGCTGGCCAGAGATTTGCCAGCACAGCCGATTTAAATGTGGGCGATGTTAATCCAAATGCGCCTGTTGGATCGACAGTTGCTTTGATTGAGCAAGGATCAAAGGCGTTTAGCGCAATCCACAAAAGATTGCATTATGCACAAGGCCAAGAGTTTAAGCTTCTTGCAAAGCTGAACGCAGAAAACCTACCAGAAGAGTTTGGCTTTTCACTGGCTGGATCTGCTGAGTTTGTGTATCGCGCAGATTTTGATGATCGGATTGACATTGTTCCCGTCAGTGATCCAAACATTTTCTCAACAGCCCAGCGCATTGCACAGGCACAAGCTGTTTTGGAAATGGCACGTTCAGCGCCCCAGCTTCACGATCTTTATGAAGCCTACAAACGCATGTATGAGGCTATTCGTATTCCGAATATCGATGAGATCCTGAAGAAGCCTGAAGAAGCGCCACAGATGGACCCGATTGATGAAAACATGTCGGTCATGTATGGCAAGCCAATACGCGCCTTTCCAGAGCAAGACCATGAGGCGCACATTGCGGTTCACATGCAGTTTATGCAAGATCCATCGCTTGGCGGCAATCCAGCAGCCCAGAAGACAATGGCTCCGATATTAATTGCACATATTGCAGAGCATATTGCGTTGCTGTATCGCCAGCGCATGGAAGCCAGCGTAAATATCGAACTACCGCCACTGCCAAACTTCAAAGATCCGAAGTTCAGGTTTAATGATGTTGACCCTGAAATGGATATGCTGATTAGCCAGAGAGCAGCGCAAGTTGTACAGCAAGCGCCACAGATGAAGCAAATCGAGGCGCTCAAAGGCATGAAAGGCATGGGTCAAGGTCAAAATCCATTGCAATATGCACAACAGTTGGCCAAACTTGAGACAGACGCGCTGAAGGCTAGAACACAAGCACAGATCCAAGCTGATCAGGCCAAGGCTAAGTCCAACATTGAGATCAAGCAAGCAGAGGCCAGACAGGATCTGGAGATTGAAGCAGCAAAAGCGCAAGCTGACATGGAGGCAAAGATTAGAAAACTAGAGGCTGAGTTGCAGCTTGAACGTGAGAAAAACGCAGCAGAGTTGCAAATGGAGATGATAAAGAATGATCCCACAGTATAATCTGCCTCCGATTAACCCTGCGGCTTTTGGCGGTTTGCCACAGGGCCAAGGTGGCGCTCCTGCTACAGTCCCTATAGCTAGTGGAGCGCCACAAGGGCAACCGCCAGTAGATATGAACAAGTATTTGATTAATAAGGTTATGGAAATCAGGCAGCGTATGGGTGGCGGTCAAAATATGGGGGCGCTTGGTGCGTTAGCCAATGCAACACCAGCGCCACAGGCAAGGCAACCACAACCTCCAATGAGGGCGATGACATGATGAACAAGAGCGGATTTGGCGCTCTGTCGAGCATTGCACCAAGACAGACGAATATCATGGGTCAGCCACATATGCTGTCTTACATCAACCCTCAAGAAGAGGCGATGTTGCAGAAGATGAGGGGCGGCATACCTCCAGTGGCAGGACCGGGCGGTGTTCCTGCTTTTGCTCATGGTGGATTTCATTGGTCGCAACCTAGCACATGGGGCGGTGGCAGCGATGATAATCAAGCAGCAGACACAAGTAATGATGATGATGATGATGATGATGATTTTTCGTTAAGTCAAGTTTTTTCCGACTTCACAGATTTTGGATCTTCTTTTGTAAGTGATCTTGTATCTGGAGCAGAACAAATTGGTAGTGCAGTTGGATCTGGAATAGAAACAGTTGGTAGTGCAATTGGCGCTTTGACTGGCCTTGGAAGTGATAGTGATACTGATCAAGATCTTATTGATCAAACAGTTGCGTCAAATCCCGGTTCTTCTTTTGATATAAATACAGGAATAACTGGATCTGGTGGTGAATCAATAGATGTAGGTTCAAATGTTTTTATTGATCAATCAACTGGAGAATTGCTTGATAATTCGGAAGACGAATTGCTTAATCAGCCTGCAATGATGGATGATGCTGTGGCTCAATTTTATGCTGATCAGGAAGCTGATCTTCCTAATATAACTAGTATTTCTATTGGAGGTGGTTTTTCAAATCTTGTGGATAATCTTTTTGGCACTGAAACTGGTGAAGAAGCAAGTTTAAATTCAGATCTATCGCAGGAAGAAGGTAATACTTTTATTGAAAATGTATCTAATATTCTAACGCCTTTTGATGGTACAGAATATCAAGATGGTGTTTTGATAGACACTGAAACTGGTGAAGAAACAACTGGAGTTTTAGATACATTAAGTGACACTGCTGACTATGTCTTTGGCACTGGAGAAGAAGGCAATAGTTTATATCAAGATTTAGCCAATACTTTTACACCAGATAATGGTACAACATATGTAGATGGGGTTTTGATGAGCGATCAACTCGCCATTGATTCTACGATTTCCTCAAATGAAGGTTCTTCTTACGATGGCACAACGGGAATTATAACTGGAGCAGATGGAAACGAAATAGATATTGGCACAAATGTTAACGCCGATGATGTATCAAGTGGTTTATATTCTGAATTACTTCCCGGTGGTAGCGAAGGCGATTATGATGATTTTCAGACTCGATATAACGCACAGTCTATAGCAGCAGAATTAGACCCATATGGCTCATCAACTGCTACAGGATTTTTAGTTAATGAAGGTTTTACAGCAGACTTAGATGGTGATGGCATTGTAGAAAATTATATTGGTGGAACAGAATATACTGTAAACACAGATGGTTCAGTCGTCGTTGCTGACAGCGAAGAAGATACAACTGGCGGTTTAAGTCTTTTAGGTGAATCTTTAATAGAGCTTGAATTAGCAGAACCTTTAAATGAAGGGGAATTTGCTGATGGATCTGGAACAACAGATTTAACAGAGCTTGGTGGTGGTGAGCCAGAAGAAGATGAGCCAGAAGAACAGGTTCAAACAATTTTTGAAGACGATGATGACGAACCTGATCCATCATTTACAACCACTCCGACTTTTGAAGATCAAACAACTCAAGAGGCTTTTCAAAGAAGATACAAAGGCGGTGGCGGTGGGTTTTTACCAGCTTACATGCAGCAATACATGAGCGGTGAAACCATAGACGAATATGTCCGTATGGTTACTTTGGCTGATGGAAGTGTATATTATATTACGCCAGATGGTAGATATATAGATCCAGAAGTATTTGAAGGCACTGCTATAGTAACAGATTCAACAGAATATTTTGACACTGGCACAGAGCAAGTGCAGACTGGCTATACTGTTACTGATAATCTTACAGGTGTTATTCAGACTTTTAATATGGATGGAGTTCTTTTAGACACATTTGATCCACAAACAGGACAAACAGAGTACGCATCATATATGATTGCAGACGATCCCAGCAGACCAGTTATATATGGAAGCGATACACAAAGTGGATACGATATATATCAAGATCTTGTAAGTCAAATTTAGGAGGCCAATATGCCAGAATCCAACATGAACAGCGCAGAAGAAGATTTAAATCTTATTATGACAATGATGCGCTCAATAAAACCGGGCGACATGAGCGAAGAAGCGGCTAATGAGCTTATGATGATTGGTCGGCGCATTCAAAACGGTGGTCGCTTATCTGATCAAGAGCGTGATGCAATTACACAAGTTATGAGGGCAATGCCAGCAGATAAATCAGAAGTAAGAACATACATGGTTGACGGCCAGCCAGTGCAAATGACGCCTCAACAATATGAAAACGCAGTTAGAAGCGGTGAGATTACGCAAGATGAAATGTCTTACACTGTTGATGGTAGGGCAATGGCAGCAACACCAATGCAAATGAGTGATATGCAACGAAGCATGGGTGCTGGCGCTATGACAGACGCAGAAAAGCGTATAGCCCAAGAAGAAGCATTTCAAAGAATGATTATGGAGCAAAATGAAATGCAGCAAAGAGCGATGGATCAACGTATGATGAATGATATTAATTCTGGATCTCTTGCACCAATGACATCACCGCGCCCACGCGCAAGACCAATGCGATAGGAGATTATTATGGCTGAAGTAATAGTAGAAAATATGGAAGAAAATGCGGAGCTTTTTGTAGAAAAAATGGGCTTTCCGCATGACGCAGAAGGCTTGGAGTTGACTGACGATCAGCTTGTAAACTTTTTACTGCTTTGTCACCAGATGCAATACGGCATGATGGAAGATGAAGAAGAAGAAGAAATGATGCACGAAGACGAAATGATGATGCCGACAGGTGACGTTAAGGTCAAAGTGATGAAGCTGGGCGATGGCCACAGCGTTCACGAAATGATGAACGAGATTTTAGGCGGTCACTAATGCCTGTCCGTAAGGTCAAAGGCGGCTATCAATGGGGCAGCAAAGGCAAAGTCTACAAGACTAAAGCCGAAGCTGAACGCCAAGGACGCGCTGCTTACGCCTCTGGCTACGGAAAGAAGAAGAAGGGCAGAAAACGTGGCTGATGTAGTAAACCTCTTCAAAAGATTGTACACAGTTTTAATGGATGCAAATCCATCAGAAGTACAACGCCAAATGATTGAAGCTGGTGATATTTCTGTCATACGTGAGCTTATTAAACGTCCTACAAAAGAAGTTTTAGATCCTGCTGGTTTAGGAACTGTAAAATTACCTGACTATGTTGAAAACATTGAATATGATTTTGTGCCAGAAGCTGGAGCATTACAGCCAGAACAAACAGTAGATATTGGAGCCTTGCAAGGGTTAATGCTTGTGCCAGCTTATGGAGATAGAACCTATGCTGGTGGTGCGTTGCGAGGCATTGGAGATGTAACTTTTGATCAGGCTGTTAATATGCAAGGCGGCAATCAGTTTATGAGATCTCAAGGAAAAGGCATTTGGGCGTCTATGCAAGATAAAATGCAAGATAAAGCAGACGTTGCAAAAATTCTCCAAGATCAAGGCGAAGACGTTAGATTGATGTATACATCAATGGCTGGACAGTCTGGAGATTTTTCTATGATGATGTCTGATGCCACAATGGGAATGATTGAACAAAGTAAAATTACAAAAAAAGCAGCTAAAAAATTTGATGATTGGGTTAGAAAAAATAAAACAAAAGACTCACCACAAGACCCTGATTGGCCGGGAATATTAAGTCCAAATGTAAGAGATTATTTGAAAAACAATATGACAGGCTCTGATAGGCGCTTGTTATGGCAAGAAATGGACAAGTCAAAATATCAAGATGATGGCTTTCCAAATCTTGGTGTTATTAGGGCATCTATTACAGAACCTGAACTTTTAACAACTCCATATTTTGCTACTGGTAGGAGCATTGGTACAATACAAGGAGATTCTCAGGAAATACTGACGCCACAAAAAGGTTTTATCCCACATGAAACTTACACTGGTCAAGTAGAAGGAGATTATGTCGGAAGATTGGCTGATGATGTACCCGGACAATTAATATTCAGAGATTTTTTTGAAAGCAGACGCGCTGCTGGTACAAGACCATCAGGAGATCAAAGAGCTTTTATGATGACTCCGTACACTAGTCAAAAAGTTGATCAACAAATGATTGACGAAGTAAGCCAATATCTTGAAGCTATAAAGCAAGCGGAGTAATAAAATGGCTGCAAAAAAGAAAAAACCAAAGAGAGATGCTTGCTATAGGAAAGTAAAAGCGCGTTACACACGCAATGGTGGAACGTGGCCATCAGCGTATGGATCTGGAGCCTTGGTAAAGTGCCGTAAGGTAGGTGCAGCTAATTGGGGTAAGAAAAGTGCCAAAAAAAAGAAAAAGTAGCACCAGTGGCGGTCTGAAAAAGTGGTTTAGCCAAAACAAAGGTAAAGGCTGGGTTGACTGCAAGACAGGTAAGCCATGTGGACGCAAGGATAGAACGGCAACCAAGAGAGGCTATCCGTATTGCAGACCAACAATGGCACAGTGTAAGTCAAAAGGTGCGAAGGCTGCTGCAAAACGCAAAACATCAGCCAAGAAAGTTTATGTAAAGAAAAGGAAAGGCAATGGCAAAAAAAGCAGTTGAAGCTCCAAAAGGCTACCATTGGATGAAGTCTGGAAAAGGCTTCAAGCTAATGAAGGGCGAATATAAACCACACAAAGGCGCAAGCAAAAAAGCGTCTTTTGAAGTACAAAAGGTACATAAGTAATGGCAAAACTAACACCAGCTCAAAAAAAGATCGCCAACCAAGCCAAGCCTAAAAACAAAATTACAGGCGCTGATTTTAAAAAGTTGCGCGGTAAAAAGAAAAAGAAAAAATAATGGTTGATTTTGTCAACATAGGTAAAAAGGCATTTGGTGCTTTGCCTGACAATGTTGTCGATTTTGCTGATGTCAAAAGACAGCAGTTTATTAATCAACTTAAAGGCGCAATGCAAAATGTGCCTTACATGATGAATTTGCCATATGAAATGGGTCAAAAACTAAATGCAGAAGGAAAACTACCTTTGCCTTTAGGAACAAAGCTGTTGCCTATTGGCGGTAAAGGTAGACCAGATGAAGTGCATCAAATTGTTGGATACAAAGCAGACATCTATAATCCAGAAATATATGGATACGAAGTGCGATCTCCAGATGGCGAAATATCTTTTGAAGCTATCAGCAATCCAGTTACTGGATTAAAACAAACAAGGCCAGATAGGGTTGGACCATTCACAGCGGCACTTGGCCCAGATGGATTAGAAAACATGCCGTTTGTGCCACCTCAAAGACGTGTTATGACAGCACCAGAAAAACCTACATATACCCAAGAGGAACAGGCAGAAATAGATAAATTCTATGATGATATGTTTGGAGATCCTGACTAATGGCAACGTACAAAGGTAAGAAAGTCACGCTAAACAAGCCTAGACGCATTGCCAAGGGCGAAACATCCTATGGCAAAAAGAAGTCTGTTGTGTACGTCATGGATGGAGACAAGGTAAAGCGTGTGACCTTTGGTGATCCCAATATGAAAATTAAGAAAAACCAAAAAGGACGTAGAAAAAACTTCAGGGCGCGTCATAACTGCGATAATCCGGGTCCAAAAACAAAAGCCAGATACTGGTCATGCAAGGCATGGTGACAGATGAGTTTATTTAAAATTATAGAAACTTTTTTTGGTAAGGGCTTTCGCAATGTCGATGTGCCTGACTCTGTGCGATCTTTGCTAGAAGTAAAAAAGCGTTCAGATGCATTACCCAGTTCACCTACCACATTTGAAGAAGCGCCACTGGTTGCCACTCATAATATAAGTGAAGCAGGCGTAAAGGCTTCGGCTGAATTAGGCGGCATACCAAGCCCATCTATAGGTATTACACGTGCAGATGATCCTCTTAGAAAATTTATATATGATCAAGATGCACCAGTAACTTTAGTTGCAAAGCCAGAAGCAATTGATCCAGCCAGAGATCCAAGAGTTTATGTTTATGGATCAGATGCTTACACAGGCAGACAGCCTAAAGGCAAAGTAAGAATAGCAAATCCAAAACAATTCAAGGAACGACTAAAAGCAGATGTTAATTTTGGTCACATGGCTGATTATGCTGCAATACATTTAAATAGAGGTGATCCTGAAGAAGCAGATAACACATTAAAAGTAATTAATGCGGCTATAGATAATAATTTAGTAAATCCAAAAGATTTTAATGATATTGTAAGTTTGTTTTTAGAATCAAGTAGAAGGCTTGGATCTGTTGGACGAAAATCTAGCTTTCTTAATCAGTATGACGGCCTATCAGAATATGCAGATGTCAGACGAATGTTGGAGCCAGCAGATTCATATTATCCATCTGGAAAACAAAGACCAGACGTTCCATACACAAAAGGCGCTGTTTTAAAACAAATGCGTGAAGGCGAGTACGGCCCTATGTATTTGCAGGCAAGTGAGCGAGGAAGCCAAGGAATGCCGGGTGCATTTAGAGCGTCTTTGAGCGAGCCATT